CTGGGACGTGTTTTGTACCCTGCTTGATATGCTGCTTCAGCTGGTGAAAGCCTGCCTTCGTTATATACTAATAACTCTGCAAACTTTATTTGTCGTTCTGTTAATTTGGCTGGTACTCCCATAACTTGACTTATATCGTAAGTTAACGTACAAGTCAATCAGATGAGAATCATTCTAATATGCTTATTAATATTAGTTTCAGGGTGTGCAAGAGATTTTGATTTTAACCCTTGGACTACAGTTTTAAAACAAATACATAAGGCTTCGTACGATGAAAAAAGAGTCAGACCTCTGGAAACTTTTAAAGAAAAATACCCCCGAAATTAGGTGGACAAGACTAGAGTCTTGGTCATCATTTGGTACACCGGATCTGTTGGGATACCACGATTCTTGTGGGTTTTTCATGTGTGAACTGAAGTTAGTACATGACAAAAAAATACACTTTTCACCCCACCAAATACTGTTTCATTCTACTATGACAAAGCGTAATTTTATTTTGGTTGGACAAAGCCCTAAGGGCTCTCCTCGATCCGTAAAACTTTATGGATCATCCTCGATCCTCGGCTTGCTAGCCGATCACCGCGAAGTGCCACCGCTGGCCGCGGATGACTGGGGTCACATCAACGCTTGTTTGCTCGCGAACCGCTCGTAACCTTTGGCTGCTTGTTGCTCGTGGGCCCACCCGCCCGCCTGTTCGCTTGCTCGCTCGCCTGCTCGCTCGCTCGCTTGCGCTCGTGCTCTAATCTAATCTTTTTTAATTTTGCGTAATACTCCGGGTGTTTGAATTCCATGGCTAGTGCTTGCCATAGCTAACGTTTGGAATTGATCGGTCCCAGCAAGCTCGGCAGCTGCCGCAGCTGTTGTTTTGTTTGGGAGCCGGACAGGACGCCTGGCCCTGCCCGCTTATCACAGTAGAAGTCCAAGGCCAAAATTTGACCGGGGGTTGATCCACCATGTGAGAAGACATTCTAATGATTAAATTTTTTGGAACTGTTTCAGGATCTATATCTTTTAAGAATTGAGCCTCGCGCGTTGGCATCCAGTGCTTAGTTTCAGGCGTTAACTCGCAGACCCTGAAGATCTTTTGAAGATGGACGGCGTCCTGGATATCTCCGGCATCATGCCATCTAAAATATTTCTGCCTGATGATCTGCGCAACCATGGCCGCGATCCAACGCTGGTCCTTGAGCGCTTCGAGTCTTACATATTGCGCCGCTTTGATTGCTTTGTATCTTGTGTAATTTCCTTTTAATGCATAACAGGAAGCGCAAACGCTGCCTTTAATTTTTCTTAACTTGCTCCCGGTTTTACACTCCCAGGCCGGCAGGCTGTAACTAAGGCCCGGCATCTTAGACGTTCGGGTCAATGATCCTGTAATTTCTTTTGCTTGTTTTATTTTCATACTTCTCACTCCTTTTTAATACTCTTATAATATCCCATAACAATTGTCAAGCTTGAAAACTCTGGGCCCACCCGCCCGCCTGCTCGCTCGCTAACTAGTTTCAGGTCCAACAACTGAAGTACGGAAAATAAATTTTCAACGTGTCACCTATTGGACCAGAAACTAGCCGGGATTATATCCCGGCTGGCTCTTCAAACTCTTCATCTAACACCGGTCCGCAATCATTACAGCTGTAACCATCCGAAGACCACCAGTCCGGCTTTGTTTCTTGCTCACAGACAGGACAGGTCCAGTCATCTAGCTTTTTATATTTCTCTGTTTGCATAACTTTCAAGCCCTTCTATTTTTTTTTCTAACTCAAGAACCTTTGTAGCTAGCAACTTCATATTATTATCCATAGTACTAACAACTTGCATAACTTTTGTAATACTATCTTGATTGCTTTCCGATAAATCAAAAGCAACTTTAACAGCTTTCATGCTGTCTGTTGTTTTGATCTGGTCTATTGTTTGTCTTATTGTTTCTTTTGACATCTTCTACTCCTTTGTTAATACTATTGTATAATCCCATAACAATTAAAAGTCAAATAAATAATTTATTTTTATTCAATCTATGCTTGTGGACCATGGGCCCACCCTCCCTAAAAATAAATAAAAAAAGATTTGACAGCTTTTATTTATTATGTTAGATTGTCCCATAACTTAACAAAGGAGTGAGAATGAAAGCAATGACTAAATATCAGTTGGAGCATTTTAAAACTAAAGTAAAAGATAAATTTGCCCCAATGATTGAGGAGGCGGATTTGTCTCTTCGTAAGATAGTTGCGGATATGACTGAAAGCGCAGAAAAAAAACTTTCAGATAAAATAGGCGCGACTGAAATAATAAACCTGTTGGAGGATGCAGAAGCGGAGCATATTAAAGCAATGAAAAAAGCTAGAACTTTTTTCACTAAAAATATAACTGCGGAGCAAAAACAAAACCTAGATTATAAATTTAGAAAAGATGAAAAAATAGGTTTTGACAATTATAACTCTAATAGGATAACTCCGGAGGATTGCAAAGAGCAAATAAGGAGCTGGGCGCAAAAACTGGCGGAGCGAGAAGCAGAAAAAACACCAATAGGCAAAAAGAAAGTTAAGCTATTACAATTAAAGGAAGACGCGATTTCAGATGTAATGGAAAGCGGAATGCCAGCGGAACTAATTGAAAAATTAGGACAGCGGTTGAAAGTGATAGGAATAGCTTGGAATAATAATGTTAAGGCCATAGGACAGGACTTAAATTAACGCTTGACACTATGGGACAATCTATGTTAGATTGTCCCATAACAAAGGAGTGAGAATGATTGATAAACTAAACATAGGCCAGAAGTTTATAATAACTTACAGGCCCAATACCCACAATGGAGAAGCTAGACCGAAGCTCAAGAATGGTAAAGACACCAGACAAATAACGAGACGCGCGCAGTGGACAGATAAAAGCAGGGTTGTAAAGGATCTAAATAATAAGATTAGATATATAACTTATTATGATCTTGACCAGCTTGGTTATAGATGTGCAGTGGGCAAAGTCTGGATAACAAGTGAGGTTGCATAATTATTTAATTAATACTTGACACAACATATAGGGTATCGGATAATCTCATACCCTATGTGATAACTGCATAGCTCGAGAACTCTGGGCCCACCCACCCATGCTCGTACGCTCTGGGCCCACCCTCCCTAAGCCGAGGGGTCCCAGACCATCTGACTTTAACTATAAAAACAAACACCCCATCACCCCTTTTCTGGGGGTGTAGCAAATAATTTACTCTATACAGTTGGTTTTAGACAAAGACATGCTATAAAATAGCAATGACAATAAAAAGGTGTTAAAAAATATTACAAAAAAATATTACAAAAATTTTTTATGGATGAAGATAAGTTAAACAGGCTACCACCTGACGTTAAAAAACAATTTCTTAAACTTGCATTAAAGTTATCTGAGAAAAAAACCAAATCAAAAGTGCATGAGGATTTTCTTTCTTTTGTAAAACACGTATGGCCTGAATTCATAGAAGGTGCACATCACAAAAAAATTGCGGAAAAATTTAACCAACTGGCAACGGGCAAAATAAAAAGATTAATTATTAATATGCCACCTAGGCATACTAAGTCAGAATTTGCGTCTTACCTCTTACCCTCTTGGATGGTAGGACGTAAACCTGATCTTAAAATTATTCAAACGACCCACACAACGGAACTCGCGATCCGCTTTGGTCGTAAAGCTAAAACTTTGATGGACTCCCCGGAATACAAACAAGTATTTGATACCAGACTCAGAGAAGATTCGCAAGCCGCGGGTAAATGGGAAACAGAACAAGGCGGTGAATACTACGCAGCTGGTGTCGGCTCGGCGATAACGGGTCGTGGTGCGGATCTACTTATAATTGATGATCCACATTCTGAGCAAGACGCACTCAATATGACTGCAATGGAAAGAGCTTATGAATGGTATACATCAGGTCCACGTCAGCGTTTACAACCTGGTGGAGCGATAGTCGTGGTTATGACTCGATGGAATATGAAAGATCTAACTGGTATGTTATTAAAATCACAAAAAGAATTAAAATCAGATCAATGGCACGTCATTGAGTTTCCAGCAATACTACCAAGTGATAAACCTGTATGGCCAGAGTATTGGAAGTTAGAGGAACTCGAATCGGTAAAAGCATCTTTATCAGTTGGTAAATGGAATGCACAATGGATGCAAAACCCAACATCTGAAGAAGGATCGCTGATAAAGAGAGAATGGTGGCGTAAATGGGAAAGAGATTATATTCCAAAATTAGAACATGTCATACAATCTTACGATACTGCATTTTTAAAAAAAGAAACTGCTGACTATTCTGCTATTACAACATGGGGTGTATTTCATGAATCCGATGACGCCGCTCCAAACTTAATTTTACTTGATGCAGTAAAAGATAGGCTAGAGTTTCCAGAACTAAGGAAAGTTGCTAAGGAACAGTATGATTATTGGAAACCTGAGTCTGTCATTGTAGAGGCTAAAGCAAGTGGATTACCTTTAACATATGAGTTGCGAAAGATGGGTATTCCTGTTATAAATTACACTCCTAGCAAAGGTAACGATAAACATGCTAGAGTTAACGCTGTGTCTCCGCTCTTTGAGAGTGGCCAGATTTGGGCGCCGGACGAAAAGTTCGCAGAAGAGGTGATTGAAGAGTGTGCATCATTTCCTTATGGAGATCATGATGATTTGGTGGATAGTATGACACAAGCGGTAATGAGATTTCGTCAGGGAGGATTTGTATCTCACCCAGAAGATGAACGAGACGAACCTTCAATACCACACAACAGAACGTATTATTAATGGACGAAGAATATAAACAATCCGAAATTTCAAAAGAAGTCCAAAGACTTATGGATGAAGAAGGCTATGAGTTTGGTGAAGCGGTAAAAGAAGCAATGGCTCAAGGTTATAAAGATGGTGGCCTTATGGTTGCTATACAAAAATTTAATCAAGGTGGAAGAGCTTATGATTCAAGAGCAACTGTTGAAGATATGGCAAAAGCTATACAAACTTCTTCAGCAGGTAATAACTCTCAAAAATTACAAATGTTAATGGACTATGATAATGCTTATAGGCAAAGTCAAAACCTAGGTAACTTTAATCAAGCTAATTTAAATCCTCAAAAATTTACTGGTTCAAATCAAGTAGCAATGGAAAAACTTTTAGGTATACAACCAATTGCTAATTTTAGTTATAACAATCCTTATCCACAGATGCCTATGATGCTTATGCCTATGATGCCACCACCAAAAGATCCAGGTTATTTTGGTAATCAAGGATTTGTAATTAATGGTAAAAGATATAGATCAGAAGATGAAGCAATAGAAGATATGGGTATAGAAACTTATAATAGATTTATGGCTAAAGGTGGAATGGCTGGTGGTAAAACTTATCATCAATACCACGATCAATATGTACCAAGAGATGAAGAATCTATGGGGTACGCGAACGGTGGTGGCGTTGGATCTATGATGGTACCTAAAAAGAAAAAATATCAAGACCAAAGACTAACGGCAGCGGAAAAGAAAAAGATTAAACCAGCTAATCAAGGTGGTGGACCAAACTATTTAGGTAAACAAGAAACTGTAACGGTTCCTAAAAAATGGTTATCAGATCCAGATCACGTAGTAGCTGAACTAGCTTACATTACTCCAAGAGAACAAAAAATTTTACTTGATGAAAATATTTACGGATCATTAAAAGGAAAACCAAACAAAGGCCCTGGTGGTATTATGTCATTACAAGGTGACCTTGGTGGATATGATGCGAGTCCAGGTGGACCAAATAGTGGCGATAGGTCTGATAGAGGTAAAACTAGAGCCGCTGATATTATGACAGGTAGAGTTAATGTAACTTCGCCAACAGGTAGAACAGTAGGATATAAAGGCCCTAGTCCTACAGGTCAAAATAAGTATGGAGATTTTGTTGGACCTACGTCGAGACAAGGTCTTTTTTCAAATTTTAATCCTTTACCAGCACTAATAGGATTTATAAATCCTATTGCTGGATTGTTAGCTAAAGGAATAATAGGAGCTAAAGGTAAACTAGGAGATCTTTTTGGAGATTTTGCTGGAACAATGAGAGGCATTGATCCATTAACAGGAAAACCAAATACTCAAAAACAATATGAACTTAATCAATTAAACCAAAGAAATGTAAACAGATTAGATAATTTATACGACAGAAAATTTTCTAATAAAAGTTATAGTCAAAAAAATATTGATATGTTAGAAGCCATGGGAGTATCACCTTCTAAAGGTAATATTAAATCAGCTATCGATAGAGATTTACAAATAAATCCAGAGACACCACAGTTTGCTAGAAGTTATTTACAATCAGTTGCTAAAAATTTACCAGATCAAAAACCAACAGCAAATATCACAGCAACAAATTTAAATGATTTTGAAATTGGTAATCCAGGTAAGTATG